GGCCGGACGTCCCCCACGCGCGCACGCCAACTACCGGAAATAAACGGGGACTACGTCCCCTTACCGGAAACCCCCAAACCCCCAAGCCCGGACGCGGACGCTCAAGGCCCTTCGGGCACCGCGTCCGCTCCCGACGACCCTCCGCCGAAGTGGGAGGAGGTCGCGCCAGGCCAGCACCGCGGCGTGCCCAACGGCCAGGGCGAGGTGACCCTGCTCAAGGCCCGCTGCCCACGCTGCGAACGCTCATTGCCACTCGATCAGCTTGAAGGCCATGAACTCGAATGCGAACTCGTGCCCGGCGTGCCCGTCCACCCCGGCCCAGTCCGCCCCGGCAATCTCGGCGGCTTCCTGCCCAAGCGGCGCCGCACTACCATCCCGCCCGAGGTCGCCGCCGAGCTCGAGCACATGGCCAGCCACCCGCCCACCGCCGAGCAGATCGCCGCCGAGATGGCCCGCCTCGGACCACGCCAGTGACTGAGCGCACCGAGTCACTGGCCCGCGAGCTGGTGCGTGCCGACACGATCCTCGAGCAGGTTCGCGAGGCCGCGGCCGTCGAGCACTGGCTGCGCTACCGCGAATTGCTCGTCGATCGCCGCTATCGCCTGCTCCGCCAGGACCTGGTTGCCGAGCGCGAATCACCCCATGCCGTCTGAGACCCCACGCCGGTGTGGTCGGCGCACGCGCTCCGGCGGCGCCTGCACCCAGTGGGTGATGCATGGTCAGACCGTCTGCAAGATGCACGGCGGCAAGTCGCCGCAGGCCCTCGCCAAAGCTGAGCAGCGCATGCGGGAGCTGATCCATCCGGCCATCGCTTCACTCGAGCGCCAGATCAAGGCCAACGAGTTTCCGGCCGCCCGCTACGTGCTGGACTGGGCCGGCTTCAAGGCGACCGAGAAGATCGAAAGCGACGCCGAGGTCGTCGTGCGCGTCGTACATGAGGACCAGCCGCTGCTCACGCTGGACGTGCCCTACGCGCCACGCAACGGACACGTCGAGACCTGAATTGGCCACACTCGAGCGCACCGTTCGCCTCGCCCGACCGCACGCTGCCCAGGCCCAGATCCTGAAGGAAAAACGCCGCTACAACGTGGTCGCGCTCGGCCGACGCGCCGGCAAAAGCAAGCTCGCCCAGCAGCTCCTGGTCGAGTGCGCGCTCGAGCGAAAACCTGGCGGCTACTTCTGCCCGACCTACAAACTGTTGGAAGAATTCTGGCGCGAATTGAAGGTGGTGTTGCGCGAGATTATTTCGGAAAAATCTGAGCAGGAACATCGCCTTCAGGTCTACGGTGGTGGCACGGTCGAATGCTGGAGCATGGACACCGGCGACCCGGCCCGCGGGCGAAGATACGGCACGGTGGTCATCGACGAGGCGGCAATGGTGCCGCGCTTATCGGAGATCTGGGGTCAGGCCATCCGTCCAACACTTAGCGATTTCCAGGGCTCCGCCTGGTTCATGTCGACGCCGCGTGGACTGAACGATTTTTACACGCTGTACGTGCGCGGCGAGGATCCACTCGAGGACCAGTGGGCGGCGTGGCAGATGCCAACGTCGGTTAATCCGTACATCGCACCGGATGAAATCGAGTCCGCTCGCCATGACCTGACGGAACGCGAATTTGCGCAGGAATATCTCGCGGAGTTTCTCAGCATTGAAGGTGCCGGAGTGTTCCGCAGTGTGCACGCGGTCGCTCGACTCCAGCCGGCGGGTCCGCTCAAAGGTCACGCGCACGTCTTCGGCGTGGACTGGGGCCGGTCCAACGATTACACCGTCGTCAGCGTGCTGGATGCCACCCTGATGGAGCAGCGTCTGGTAGATCGCTTTTCGCAGATTGAATACGAGTTCCAGACCGCCAGACTCCAGAAGATCGTGGACGTGTACCACCCGGTGCAGATCGTGGCTGAGGCCAACAGCATGGGCGGCCCGCTCGTCGAGCGCCTGCAGCGCGGCTGGGTCGACGCTATGGGAAGACGCCACGCGCCGCTACCGGTGTACGGCTGGACCGCAACCAATGCGACCAAGGCGGCGATGGTGCAGTCGCTGGCGCTGGGCATCGAGCAGGGCCTGGTGACGTTGCTCGACGACCGTGTCCAGACGAGCGAGCTGCTGGCGTTCGAGTCGGAGACGACGCCGGGCGGGGTGACGCGGTACGGCGCGCCTGCCGGGATGCACGACGACACGGTTGTCGCCCTGGGGTTGGCCTTTTTAGGCGCACACCACGAGTCGAGTGGGCCCGCCAGGACGCGCTACGGATTCGCGGGCGGACGACGCTAATGTTGTGTATAGTCGCGCACGACAACTACTGATGGACGACAGGCTGGCCGAGATTGAGTCGCGCCACAACGACACGTCGGAGGAGAACTGGCATCAGCCGTGGGACGATGTGGAGTGGCTCATTGCTGAGGTGAAGCGACTCCGCAAGGTCAAAGAAACGCTGGCCCTTGACTGCACTTCAGCGGTCACAGCGGCCCGAAGTAAAGTACACTGAGCCTCCAATCGCATCAGTGCTCGCTCCTGGTTGAGCCTGAACCACCCTCTGTTCCAGGAACAAAGGAGGCTTCAGGCTCAACCAGGAGCGACCAGACCTGCATTTTTCAATCGCGGCCTAATGTTGTGTATAGTCGCGCGGCGATGAGCAACTGGCCGCCGACCGAGGCGCAATGGCAGCACTATCTCGATGAGCAGCGCGCCGACCGACGTCGCGGCATTGTGCAGTTAGGCGTGCTGCTGCTCGGACTGGTCGCTCTGGTGTGGCTGGTCAGCAACGCGACCGCTGACCAGTTCCTCGAGGTGCTGGTGGTCGCCGGCGTGCTCGCACTGCTGTTCTTCCTGCACTTCAGCGGTCACAACGGTCCGAAGTAACCACGCCGGCCGTGAAACATCGGCCGTGAAACACTGAGCGGTACACTGCGCCCCAATCGTGGCGAAGAAGTCGCTGCCGGCGCCGACCAGCGAGTACCTGCGCTCGCTGCAGACCGAGCTCGGCGAGCTGTACCTGACGCAGGACCGCGACATCGATCAGTACCGCGACCAGCGCGAGATGCGGACGCCGGCGCTCTCGGAAGCCGACAAGGACTACGTGCTCGTCTCGGTCGATCCGCGCGATCCCGACATCACCGAAGAGGCCTTCCAGCAACTGGCCATGCTGACGCTCGATCGGCCCAAACTCAGTATCGTCGGCGGCGAGGGCGACACCGCGCAGACGATCGCCAGCAAGCTCGAGCATTTCACCGAGCGCACGCTGTGGCAATGCGGCACGCGCGAGCCCGGCTCGGACACCATGACGCAGGTCACCGACGCGTGCTTGAACGACGGCGGCGGGTGGGCCAAGATCCTGTGGACCGCCGACACCTGGGCGGCACGCTACGCCATCGCCGCACCGCAGCCCGACGATGCCTACGTCGCGTACCAGGCGTACGACAAGCAAACCGAGGATGCTAAGAAGAAGGCGGGCCCGCCGTTCTACTGGGGCTACGTCGATCCGCGGTCGGTGTATCCGCAGTGGAGCAACGGCGAGCTGTGTGAAGTGCTCGAGGTCCAGAACCTGCCGCTGCGGTCCGCCTTTCGCCGCTACCGTCTCGGGCTCGATCGCGACGGCAACATCGTTCCCGAAGAGCTGGGTCAGACCGAGAACATCATCGAAGCCGCGCGCAATTCGCTGACCAACGTGACACTGCTCGAGCACTGGGACGACGTGTGGGCGTCCTGGGCGGTGACCGGCACCAACTTCAACGGCAACCAGACCGGCATGGTGGTCAAGCAGTTCCGCCACAAGTACCCCTTCGGCGTGCCATACGACTACGCGCCCGGGCTGACGATGTCGCACTGGCGCAACCGCAAGGTCGGCTGGGGGATCGGCCGCACCAAGCTGTGGCTGGTCAAGTACCGCCAGTACCTCAGGGCTATGCACGCTCAATATGTCGCTCGCGATCTGCTGTCACCGCTGGTCACCTACGGCGACACGCCCGCGGTCGCGGTCATCGGCGACGACGGCTTGCCCAGGGAGCCGGACACGTCGGTGCATCCGGGCGAGATCATCAACCTGGCGCCGGGTCGGCAACTCCAGCGCATTCCGTACCCGGATGCCTCCACGTTAGAAAAACATATGAGCCTGATCGACCAGGCCATCCGCGACCTGGAATCTCCCAGAGTCACCACGCTCTCAGGCATGGAAGGCGCGGGCTTCGCGATCAGCCAGGTACTGCAGTACACCCGGACGCGCGTCGGTCCGGTCAGACATGGGCTCGAGCGTTTGCTCGAGGGCCAGACGCACAAGCTGTGGGAGCTCATCCGCTCGCGCGCCGGCGAGAAGGTCTGGGTGTTCTACGGCGGCGACGTCACCGACACCGCCAACCAGCAGGCGGTCGCCGAGTACATCGGCTTCGGGCCGAAGGACCTCGAGCGGCCAATGCACATTCAGTGGGACGTCCAGGCGCAGTTGCCCACCGACGAGATGATCATGGCCCGGTATGCGCACGAACGCCTCGCCGCGGGTACGTACGGCAAGGACGAAGCGGTGCGCTACCTGGGTGACAACCCCGACGAGATCCGCCGCAGCATTGCGAGGGACGAGATCAGGGCCTCGCCCGCGTACAAGCAGTACCTGTACCAGGAAGTCTTCATGCAGGCCGGCCGCGGCGACCTGCTCGAGAAGGCACAGCAGGCCGAGCAGATGGCGCAGCAAGGCTCACTGCCCGCCGGCCAACCCAGTGCGCCGCAGCCCGGCGTCTTTGAGGGTGGCGGGCCGGGTGCAGGTGGCGTGCCTGATCTGGGAGCACTGGCCGCGGCGCCGAATGGCACCGGCGTGGCGCCACCGCCGTACGGCCAGGTCGTGGCCGGCGCCCAACAGCCAGGTGGCGTGCCGCCTGGAGGTCTGCCGGCCGCTGGAGAAACGATGAGGTATTGAGACATGCCCAAGACACCGCCCCGAGCCAAAGCGAAGAAGCCCGCCGCGCGGAAGAAGACGCCGCCGATGCCGAAGATGCCGCCCGCACCGCGACGACCGCCGGCCGCGCCGCCGCTGCCGATGTTCCAGGCGCCGGGGCCGGGTGGCGTGCCGCCTGGAGGACTACCGCCGGCGGGTGAGCGCATCCGCTACTGATGACGCAGAACGAGATCGTCCAGCTGCAGCAGGAGATCCACCAGGAGATCCAGGGCGATGTCGGGCCGATCGCGTCGGGCATCTTCGGCTCGAGCAACAAGGGCATGCCCGACATGCGCCCGGTGTCCAACCAGCAACTCGACGACCTGTACCGCCAGAAGTACCAGGCGGGCGATCGGGAGTGGCTCGTCGGCGAGGCGCACCGCGATCCGCAGCAGTTCCTCGACGTGTCGCAGCGCATCGGCGTGCAGATGCCGCCAGCGCAGCCTGACGGCTCGCCCGTACCTGCGGTGCCGCCGAACGCGTTCGCCAAGCAGGCCATGCAGACGGCGCAGCAAACACCCCCGACGCAGACACCGATGGGTCCGGCGCTACCGGCGGTGATGCCTCCGCCACCACTGGTAGCGCCACCCGCCGCGCCGCCGCCCGCGTTGACACCGGGCGTCATCCCGCCGCAACCAGGCGCACCGCCAGGCCTGGGCTGAGATGCCTGGCACGCTGCTCGACACCGACTACGCCGACCTGGTCAAGAACCAGCTCTCCAACTACGTCGGCGGTCTGCAGATCCTGGGTGACCAGCCACCCGTCCAGCCGCCACAACCCACGGTGACCGCGGACGATCACCAGAACGTCATCGACCAGTTGCACAGTCACGTCAACGACGTGCTCAGCTTCGGCCAGCAGGGTGTCCAGGCCGCCCAGCAGGCGCCGCAGAACGCGCTGAAGGTGCTCACCGACTACGCCGACCAGGTGTCCTCAGCCGGGCAGCAGCCGCAACCGCCGCCTCAACAGGCCATCAGCATTGGCGGCGCGCAGCCGACACCGCAGCAGCAGGTCTCGAGCGGCACGTTCACGGTCGACGACAACACGCCCACGGTGCAGATCGCCGGCGCGCCGCAGCAGACGACCGCGCAGGCGCGCGCCGCGGATCTCGGCTACACGCCATCGCCACCGGTCAGCGACCAGAGCGCCGCGGCAAACGGCGGCTATGTGTTTCCGTTGCCTGACTTCAAGGGCCCGGTGCAGGACCACTGGGGCAGCGTGCTGGGCGGCTCGGACCTGTTCGCACCGCGCGGCACGCCGGTGTCGGCGATGCGTGGCGGGACGGTGGTCGAGTCGGGCTACAACGCGATCGGCGGCAACGCCGTCCTGATCAAAGGCGACGACGGCAACGAGTATTACTACGCCCACTTCGACCAGGCTCCGTCGGTCAAGGTCGGTGACAAGGTCACAGCTGGCACGTACCTGGGTCCGGTAGGGAACACGGGCGACGCCAGCGGCGGTCCGACGCATCTGCACATCGGCATCGGGCCGGATATCAAGCTCGGCGCCGACAAGTACGGCGGTACGGGCGGCGACTATGACGCCGTCGGGCTCCTGCAGCGCACGCTCGACAACACGGCCAACGCGCCAGCGCCGACCACGTCTCCGCTGCAGACCGCGAAGGATGCCGCCAGCAACGTGGTGCAGGCGGGCGCGCAGGCCATCGGCCAGGGCAAGGACGCGTTTCTCAACTCGCTCGGCGGACTGGCGCAGCAAGCGTCGCGGCAGACGGGCATCGACCCCGCAACGTACCTCGCGATCGCCGCCAACGAGACCGGCTGGGGCAGAAGCCAGACGGCGCAGCAGCAGAACAACCTGTTCAGCATTCAGGGCACTGGCGCGAACGGCTCGAGGTGGGCCGGCTACGACTCACCCGCGGCGGCGTTCGACGCGTTCAACACGCTGATCTCGACGGCGCCGCGCTACGCGCAAGCGTGGGCCGACCGCGCCAACCCGCAGCAGTTCATCGACGACCTGCGGAAGGCAGGCTACGTCGTCGATGAGCCCGGTTTTCCCGCACAGGGCTGGGTCGATCAGGTCAAGTCGATCTACCAGGACATCCAGAAGCAGGGTGTACCGACAACGTCGACACAAACGCCGACGGCGCCGCTGCAAGTTGGCGATCAGACGCCGCCGCCGGCGCGTCAGCCAATCTACATGACGACCAATCAGTCCGACCAGACGCCCGCCGGCGCGGCACCGTCACCACTGCAGATCATCCAGGACACCGCTGGCGGCGCGGCAAACCGGGTCGCTCAGACGGCGCAGGACCTGCTGCCGCCAGCGGGCACCAATCCGAATCCGCTGCCAGGCCGACCAGGCGGCCTGGTGACGCCGCCCGGCAACTACGCGCCCGAACCGGGCTCAATCGGGACGGCGGCGGTCAGCGCGGCGCAGGGTGCGGCCAGCGTCGCGGGCGCAACCGCCCAGGACGTGGTGCAGGCGGTGCAACAAGCCGCGCAGCAGGCCGCACCGAACCTGGGCTTCGACGACCAGGCGCTTGCCGCACGCCGCGCGGCGCTGGCACAGGACCAGCAGGTCGCCGCGGGTTGGGGCGGCGAGGCGTCGACCGGTGCGCCCGGTGCGTACACGCCGCAGAACATCGCCGGCGCCCTGGCCCAGACCCTCACCGGTCCAGCGTTCGGCACGGTGCAGTCGCCGCAAGAGATCCGTACGAACACCGAGCAGGTCCAGCAGGCAGCGCGCGACATCAACCCGGTACGTGACGCCTTCTTCGTGGGTGGCCTGACCACCGGACTGACCGACATGGTCATCCAGAACCCGCTGCTGTTTGTGCCTGGCGCGCCGATGGCCGCGGACCTGGGCGAGGTCGGCTCGGCCATCGTGGGCGACCTGGTGCCGCAGCTCGGCGCCCGTTGGGGGCCGATCGTCGGCAATCTGGGCGCGCAGGCCATCGACGGCGGCATCCAGAACGTCATCTACGAGCTCGGCCAGCCGAACCCGTCGGTGCAGTCGGTCGGCGAAGCGTTCGTCGCGGGTGCGGGTCTGGGTACGGCGATCGGCGGGATCACCTCGACACCGGCCATCACTCGAGCGATTGGCCAGGCGATCGTCGACCGCGCGCCACAGATCTCGCGCGCGGTCACCGACAACCTGCCGGCCATCCAGCAGTCGCTGCGGAATCGTCAACCGGCGCAGGCTGACGTCAACGCCGCGCTCGGCGGCGTACCGGGCGCGATCGACGCGCTACGTGCTCGAGGTGCGCCCCCTGACCTCGCTGCGCCGGGAGGTGTGCAGCGTCTGCCGAACTACACGCCCGGCACGCCCGAGGCCGGCTTCGAGGCGCTCGCCAGGGCGTCGCGCGAGAGCTCGTCGGACGGGCTGGCGCACATCGATCTGAACACGGTGCCGCAGGACGTCCTGCCGTTTTCGACCAGTGGCGAGGGCCGCGGCATCGTCAAGCTGAACCCTGGCGGCATGCCCAGCCTCGATGACCTACGCGCGCTGTACGACGCCAACGCGCACAAGCGCGACTTCTACGTCGACCAGGGCGACTCGGCCACGCCGCTGGTCGGCGCGCACAACGCTGAGGAGTACTTCACCCTCAATTCGATCAACTCGCAGCAGACTGGTCTGACCGCCCAGGTCGCTGAGTCGATTCGCACGATGGGCATCGTGCGCCAGACCGCGGCAGATTCTCGAGCGGCGGGCGATTCGCCGCAGGTCACGCGCGACAAGATCCTGGCCGCCGTCGCCAAGCAGGACGCGGCTGGTGCGCCAACCGACATGCGCCTGTCGGGTCCGTCGCTGAATACCAAGTACGCCGCGATCGACAACGGCTACCGCACCGGCGAGGCGCCGGTGGTGAGCGGCGCCAAGACGTCGGTCTTCGCCGGCAACTACGGCTCGGCCGAAGGCAGGATGTTCGATCCGCGCATCACCAATGACATCCACAACTGGCGCATTATGAACGTCGATTCGACGCAGGTGCCGCGCGAGCGGCTGAACAAGAGGACCGGCGAGACGGAGACGTTCATGGACACGCCGCACGAGGCCGCGGTGGCCAACAACGACCGCGCGTACCGCGGCGTCGAGGCGGTGTTCAACGAGCTCGCGCGTGAACGCGGCGTCGATGGCTACACCTTTCAGTCGGCAGTCTGGGACGGCATCCGCGCGATCCAGCGCGATCCACAAGCGTGGGCGAGCTGGCAGAACGGCGACTTCCGCGGCGCCATTCGTCGGGCGCAGTCACAGGGGCTGTTCGATACGGTCTCGGCCGGGCCAGGCGTGACCGAGCCGGGTTCGATTGCCAAGGTGATGCAGACCAAATCGGTGCGGGATGCGATCGCGAAGTACGGACCGATCTTGAAAGACCCGTTGCCGTCCGAGCTTGGCATTCCGACCGTCTCGAGGACGTTTCCTGGCAAGGGACCAGAAGCGCTGCGGCGGCCGTCGACTGCGGCATTCCGCGCACAGGAGCGCGCCGTCAACGAGGCTGGCGCACCAATGGTCAATGGGCTGGACAAGGCCACGGTTGCCCGTCTGGGCTACGACCCGCAGCGCGGCGTCTTTCCCTGGCTGAGCGCGTCGCATCGTGTGGTGGAGATCTCGCCCGACGAATACGCGGTGCATCTGCCCGCGGGCAACGTCGACACCGCGCGCTACGTCGCGGCGCAGGTGGGTCAGGCATCCGGTGCGGATCGCGTGCGCGTTCACGTTCCCGATTACCGCTCGGATGACACCATTGGCGTGCACGCGCAGGACACTGGCGAGAACATACGTCGACTGTCGGACGCGCTCGACAACATGGCCATCTCGCACGTCGTGGGCACCGACGGGCGCTCGCTCCAGGTGCCCTATAGTCGTGCAAACGATGTCAATATGCGAGATAATGTCATCGACGCGGCGCAGTCGGTGGGCATGGATCCCGCGGCGTCACTCGCCGAATACGTAGGGAGTACGCAGGATGTCCGAAAATCCGAATACGCCGCCACCAGCGCCGCGGGCGCGACCCGCTTTGCGCCGACTACCGCCGAACGATCCGCTCTACTCCAGCGGGGCGTGGGTGCTGGTGCCGAAGGCGGACCGCCCCTCGGCGGGCGGCAAACCGCAGCCGCCAGGCTTCCGTTCGCCGCCAACCTCGGCGGCGCCGCCGTCGGCGGGCTCGCAGGGAATCTCGCCACCCCCGCCTCCGCCACCACCGAGGAACGCTGGCGGAACATCGGCGCAGGAGCCAGCGCCGGCTTCTTAGGCACCGGCGCGCTGACCAGGGCGCTCGAGTCGGGCGCCTTCCGCAGGCCGACGCTCGGCGACGTCGGCACGTTCCTGCGTTCGGAACGCGGCGAAGCGCCCATTGAGCCGGGCGGTCGCTTGCCGCCCGAGTCGCTCGGTCAAGTGCAGACCAATCGCTACGCACTGCGCGAGCCGCGGCCGGGCGAGACGCCGATGACGCAGGACGAGCTCTCGAGTCACTACGACGCGCTCGACCAGCGTCTGCAGCAGGTGCAGCAGCGCTTCGACGCGGTCAACGAGCTCGTCCAGAACCCTGGCCAGAAGGTCGAACGCCCGCCGTGGGCGACCGGCTTCACCAACGACCAGGTGGCGCAGATGGCGCGCTCGGTCGATCATTCGCCATTCGAGCCGCTGTGGTGGGAACGCGCCGGTCTGGACCAGGGATCGGGCGAGGTGCGCGCGCTGACGCAGGAGTTTGGGTTTGAGCGGGGCTCACAACTGACGCAGCGCGACCTGACGTCAGCTGAGCTGCGGCGTGAGCGCAACGACCTCGCCAGGGAACGCCAGGACATCCTGAGCGCCGGCGACCAGATGATCAACGCGCGGCCCGGCCAGCAGTTTGTACGTGCGGTGTCGGACCAACCAACTGACCTGCCGTTTGAGGCTGGCCCGACGGAGCCTGGGGTGCGCGAGGGTCCGGTGGGCACCGCCGACATTCCGGCGCCCGAGGCGACTGCGGCGTCCGGTGCTGGGGGCGGCCGCGACGAAGGCGCGCGCCTGGCGCAGGAGATCGTGACCAACAAGGGGCGCCTTCGCTCGGACGAGACGCAGGTTGTCGGCGAGGCGGGCGGCGTCACTGGTCGTGGCATCACCGCGCCTGACGAGGTCCTGGCGGGCAAGCCGATGACCGAAGAGACCCGGCGGCTGATGCCAAACCTGGACGCGACGATCGGCAGCGACATGCCCGAAGTGTCGGCGCAGATCCAGAAGGCGGTCGAAGACAACCCCGAGCTCTTCAAGGCGTACCAGCAGGGCCGCATCTCGTGGGACTCGCTCAAGAATGACCTCGCGCAACGCGTCGGCATGAGCAAGACGGATTGGCTGCACACGAAGGTGGGCCAGGCGTTCAACGAGCGCGAGCAGGTCGCGCTGCAGGCGGCGATGATCGAGTCGCAGAACCGTCAGACGGCGCTGGCGCGCGACATCCAGGCCAAGGGGGGCGTCGATGCGCTGTCGCCCGAAGAGACGGCGTACTCGATTACCAGCCTGGTCGACGCGCAACGGCTCGCCGCGGTCGCTCGAGGCGGCCGCGCAACAGCGGGGCGGTCGCTGAACGCGCTGAAAATGCGGTTGAGCCAGGAGCTCGCGAGTGGCATCACCGCCAGCAACGAGCGGCGGGCGGCGCAGCGTGTGCGCGACCAGGCGGCTCGAGCGGTCAAGCGATCGAACGAGGTCCTGAGCGGCACGCGCACGCTCGAGACTGAGGGGAGAGCCGCGGTGAGCCGTGCGCGTTCGGGGGGTGCACCGCAGAACATCGTCGATCGAATCGCCCAGGCGTACGACGAGCTCGATCGCTACAACGCGATGACGCTGCATGAGAAAGAAGCCGACTTCAACAAGCTCAAGGCAGAGCGCGAGGCGAACGCCGCGAAGCGGAAGGCCGTCGTGCGCGAGTCGCCAGCAGAGTTGTTGAGCGCACTGCAAAAAGAGCTCGCGTGGGAGCGCGGCAACTTCGCCAAGCGCAAGAGCACGTGGGAAGACATGGCCTTTTGGGACTCGAAGGCGGGGGAAACGGCGGCGCAGAATCGACGCGCGTTCCGTGGCGGGCTGTACATCGAGCAGCAGCGCAAGTCGGCGCAGCTCGCGCTGAAGCAGGCGGACACCAACGCCGGCGCGGCGTTCGACCAGGAGATGCGGCGGCGTACGAATCAGACCGCCAAGGCGCAGCGCATTCTCGAGGCGATGGGCGGTATCGATGTCACCAAGAAACTGCTCGGTGAGTTCGTCAACGCCATCAACGATCCCGACCCGATGGTCGCGGCCAAGTTCCTGCAGGGCACCGCGAAGCAGTCGAACTGGCTGCGCGCCAACACCATCCGCATCGCCGGTCTGCTGTCGAGCCCGATCACGCATATGGTCAACATTGGCGGCAACATTGGCGGAGCGATGGTCGAGGTGCCGACACGCGCGCTGGTGGTCGGCATCGACGCGCTGCGCGCGCAAGTGACCGGTGGCGAGCGACAGGCGTACGCGGGCGAGCTCATTCCGATGCTGAAGGCGTACGGGCCGGGCTTCCTGGGCGCGTTGAACGAGGCGACGCGCATCATGCAAACGGGGCTGGATACGCGCGACATCGCGGACTTGAAGCGCGTGCGGCCAGGGTTCAACAGTGGCAACGCCGGGGTAGACGTAGCGGTCGAGGCGCCGTTGCGCGCGCTGAAAGCAGAGGATGCCTTCTTCCGCCAGGGAGCGATGGCGGCGCATTCGATGCGTGTCGCGACGCGTGAGGCGATTCGTGAAGGCTTCACCGGTCCGCAGGTCCAGGGCCGGGCCGCGACGATCCTGAAGAATTTCGTGGACTATCCCGAGCTCGCCGCGGAAGCGGAGAATGCCACGCTGCGCCAGGTCTTCCAGGAGCGGCGGACCATTCCTGGACTGGCGTCGGGTGTGCCGCAGAACGAGGCGGCGCGGCTGGCTGTCAGCCAGGTGCTGCCGTTCGTGCAGACGCCCGCGAACATCACCGCGCAGGGCTTCGGTCTGTCGCCGTTCGGCATCGCCGGTGTTGGCGAGGCGATGCGTGGCGTAGGCGGTCTCGAGGGGCCCGCCCGTGGTCGTCAGGTACTCCTCGCCGAAGAGCGCGCGGCGCGCGCGGTTATCGGGTCGGCGATCCTCGGTGCCGGTCTTGCGATCGGCGGTGCGGGCATGCTGACCGGCGCGTATCCGACTGATCCGAAAGAAGCCTCGACGCTGCCGCAGGGCTGGCGTCCCTGGTCGCTGCGTATTGGCGACCCGGTGACGAAGAACACCTACTACATTCCGCTGCAGAACCTCGGGCCGATGGGCATGCCGATGGCGATGGCCGCTATCGTGACCGACCCGATCCACCGTGGACGTACATTCCTGTCGCCAGAGGAGCAGACCAACACGGCAACGGCGATCGGGCGCTACATCATCGACAACACGTTTCTGCAGGGTGTGAGCGACTTCGTCGACATGCTGCACGATCCGAAAACGGGCGCCTCCAAGTTCCTCGAGCCAGAGGTTGCGTCCTGGGGGCCGTATTCGTCACTCGCGCGCGACATGCAGCGCATGTTTGGCGTGGCGAGCCGTAACCCGCACGATGGGTTCATGGGGCTGGTCGAGGCCATGGAAGCCAATTATCCGGGGTTGAGTGGCAACGTGCCCCCGTCGCTGACGCCGCTTGGCGACGAGCGCACCCAGGCGGCGACCGGCGCCGGTCGGTTCGTACCGCTGCGCTACGACATCGAGCGTGACGAGCCGACACTGGCGGCGCTGCGTTCGAACGGCGTGGGCATTCCGCCCGAGTCGAAGTCCATCAACATCAATGGTGGACATATCGACCTGAGCGAGGAGGAACGCGCGGCACTGCAGCAGGCGCGCGGCGCGGCGATTCGCGACACGGTGCAGCGCGTAACGAGCGACCCGTCCTGGGCGGGTAAGAGCGACGCGGTCAAGTCGCAGACGCTGGCGGCGGCGGTCTCGCGCGCCGGTCAGTTCGCTGAAGGGCAGTACATGACCAACACACTCGGTGCGAACGAGGTCCGTAGACGCTGGCAGGCGCGCGAAGTGCCGACGCCCTACTATCTCAGCACCGCGGGAGCAGCCTGATGGCGAACTACCAGACCCAACAGCAGGCGGTTGACTCGGTTCGACCCGGCTGGAGGATCGTCGGTTCGCGTCAGGAGCTGGTCGATGGGCCGAACCCTGCGGCACAGACCGATCCTCTAGCGCCGAAGACGATCAAGGTCCCGAGCGGCAACACCGTTCTGTCGATTCAAGGACCGAACAACGAGCCCGACGAGATGACGGTCGGCTGGACGCCCGACGAGTCGGCGAAGGGTGGTAACGCGATCACCATCCTTCAGGGGCCGCAGAAGAACCCGTCCACGGCGGGCAAGCCGTCCGACACGTCGAAGTGGACCCCGGTCTACCGCATCCCCGGCGACGCCTCGAGCGGTCAGGTCGCACAGTGGGATCCAGTCAACAACCAGTACCACGAGATGCAGACGGGCGGTCAGGCCAGTGGCCAGTACAGCCCGGTCTACCGCAACCCGACCGACGCCACGTCGGGTGTCGTCGCGCTGGTCGATACGGGCGACAAGTCGTTCCACCCGGTCGCGGGCGATCCCGCGGCAAAGGCCACCGGTCAGTACACCAACGTCATCGACCCGAACGATCCGCAGGGTCAGCGGGTCATCGGCATGGTCGATACGGGAGACAAGGTCTTTCATCCGGTCTCGGCCAGCGGTGCGAATCGGCAGGTCATCAACACTGGCACCGCGGTCTACACGCTGGATGATCAGGGCAAGCCGCAAAAGATCCTCGACGTCGACAAGAACTCGCCGTACCAGGCCGTCAACATCGACAACGTCCTGTACCGCTTCGATCCGAACGAGAAGGATCCGACCAAGGCACTGACCCGCATCAGCGATCAGAACCCGCTGCCGCAGAGCGTCAAGGACGCCGGCGGCAATACGCTCACGCTGCAGCAGCAGGCCGACGGGACGCAGAAGTACGTCCTGCCACCGGGCGTCGAGCGCGCGCAGCAGCTCACCGGCAGTGGCACCACCTCGCCCAATCTGATCTGGTACGACTCGGCGACCGGCCAGGAGATCAAGCGCGAGCCGAATCCGAACTACCAGGCGCCGCGACCGACCGTCCCGCCAGCCAACACGACGTCGCCCAACATCCTGATCGAAGATCCCGACCACCCTGGGCAACTCAAGTGGGTGCCGAATCAGGGCCAGGTCAAGGCATCCGACGCGCTCAAGAACCTGGCCAGCACGCTCAGCGGCCAGGTGGTGAGCGGCGATATCAGCGTCGATGAGGCCAAGACGATCATCGACGCCGCCAATCAGCGCATGACGGCGGAGGGCAACCAGGCGACGACGGCGGTGAACGCCGCTGGTCAGCTCCTGCAGACCACCCGCGAAGGCGCGACCGCGGGGGCGGGCATCCTGCAGCAGCGTGCTCAGGCCGCCAGCGGGATGCTGCAGAACATCCTCGGGCAGGCCACCGGTGCCAAGAACCTGATGTCGGTGCCGTCGGGGCTCGGTGAGAACCTGGTCGGCGGCATCCAGGGCTGGACCGCCGACCTGATGGGCGGGCAAGGCGTCCTGGACTCCGCGGCCAGGATGGTGCAGGCGGCAGATCCGCAGAACGACCTGTCTTCGCCTCAGTCGCACGTCGCCATCGGCGTGCTGACGCAGATGCTGCAGAAGTACCAGGACGCGACCGGTCAGCCGCATCCTGCCGTAGCGGCCACCAATGCGGCGGCGCAGAGTGCTGCAGGCGGCGGCATGGCTGCGCCAGCAACATTGTTCAATCCGCAGGCGTCGACCGCGGCCATGAACGCGGCTGGCTACCAGGACACGCCGCAGGGCAGGGCCGCGGCACAAGCGGCCGGTCAGGGCAACCTGCTCCAGATGCCCACGCCGGCGACGTTCCAGGCGCCGCAGACGTACTACTCGGGTCCACCGCCGAGCTCGAACTACGGCAATGCGGTGGCCTATACCGGCGGCGTGCCACCGTGGCTGGCGCAGCCGGGTCCAGCGTTTATTGCCCCGCCAACATTGCCGCAGACGGCGCCATTGACTGTGTGAGCTGAGATGCCCTGGTTTCCCAATCCCAACGGTGGCGCGCCGATCCAGGCGGATACCAACCCCAACCCGGCGGGTGGCAGCTACGGCTACTACTCCGATCCGGGGTATAGCGGACCTCCACCGTCGACGGGTGGCAGTGGAAGTGTGCCGAGTGCCGGTACGCCAACGGGCGCAACGCCGACGGTCAATACGCCGGCTGCGTCGCAGCTATCGGCAGGCATCAACTCGCTGCTCGGTGCGATCGCCTCGGGCAACAAGCAGGCCTTCGACGAAGCGGTCCGCCAGTTCAACGTCACCAGCGGGCTGGACCAGTCCAAATTTGACGAGTCGGTTCGCCAGTTCAACCAGAACTACCTGATTTCGCAGGCGGGCCTGACAGGCACGTACCAGGGTCAGCAGACGCAGCAGGCACAACTGCAGGCCCAGAACATCGCCGCGCAGAACGCGGGCCTGACGGGCTTCTACGTCGCGCCGACGGCAGGTGCTGGCGCGGCTGGTGGTGGTGCTGCCGGTCCGTTGTCGAGTTACAGTCCCGGCCAGGTCGTGCGGACCAACGCCAACCAGTTCGGCGTGGTCGGTCCGGGTGGCTCGCTGGACGTCAATCCGAACAACCCCGCGATCTACCAGGCGATCCAGACACCCGGCGCGATCCAGACAATTCCTGACGCGCTGTTTGCCTCGGGCCAGGCGTATCAGCCGCCGGCCGCCGTCGCCGCCGCTGGTGGTCAGCAGGGCGTGCCGACGATGGCCTACCAGCAGCAGCAGTTTTCGCAGCAGCTCGCGGCAATCAACGCCGCGGCGGCGCTGCAGGCCCATCCGTTCCGCCAGCAGCAGGTCATCGGCCAACTCGGCGGCGTGCTCGGCACCGGCGCGCCGACGGCTGGCTTCTCCGCGCCGAATACCGTCGCCGGCGTTGGCACGGCGGGCGGCAACACCGCGGGCGGCATGGGTTACATGCAGCAACTTATCGACGACATCAAAAATCCCATCGCGAATCAGACCGCGGCGAGCTCGGTGCTGGACGCCACGCCCACGCCCAACAAGCTCGACTCGAACAGTTTCTTCAAGTCGACGCCCGGCACGCAGAACCTGGTGCTGCAGGCGATGCAGGAAAAGTACGGCATCGATCCGAATGACGCGCTGACGCAGATCAAGAACACGCTGCCGCAGTTCCAGGCGCCGAGCACGTTCGGCAAGATTGCCGCCTGATGCCGGGCGGCAAGAAGTACACCCCACCGGTCTCGAGGGCGCAGGCACGCCTGTTCGGCGCGGCGGCCGGCGGTCAGATCAAGGGTTTTTCCCCGACCGAGGCTCAGAGAAAACTCAAAGGCGTGAAGGTCAGCAAGCTGCCGAAAACCAGTAAGGGCACCAAGCCGTGACGATGACGGACCGCGGGGTCCATCCCGACCTGCTCGAGGAAGTCATCGCCGAGCGTGAAGCTTCAGCAGCACCCCAGGAGGTGCACACTGCTGAGGGTGGGGGGCGAACACGCGCTGCTCGCCGCTCCGCTCCACCGTCCGCGCCTCCCGCCTCGGAGCCGACGAGCGGTGAGCCCGAAGCCGACGGCGAAGCCCCAACGTCTTCGTCGCCGGCGGAGGGCGTCTCACCCGATCAGGGTGACGACGGCTCGAGCGCGGAATGGTTCGCCGCGGTCCGCGAAGCGGCGTCGCCGGCTGAGGCGTTCAAGCTGCTCACCGAGCATCTGCCCAGCGAGCAGCTCGCCCGAGACGAGCGCCTGTCCGGGCTGATCGGGCAGCAGGCAGACCGCCTCTCGCGCGACCGCGAAGCAGCGCGCCAGCGCGAGGCGGTCGAGCGCCAGAAGCGCGAGGCCGCGGCCAACCAGGACTACTACACGCTCGGCGAGATCAGCGCGCGCGATTACCAGCAAGAGGTCCAGGCGCAGCAAGCCGCGCAGCAGTCGGCGCCGTTCATGGAGCAGGTCGCCAACTTCCAGCGCGGTCTGCCGGAGCATGTCCAGAAACGAGTGAGTGGTCAACAGTTCGATTCTGTGGAACACTACCTGAAAGTTTTGACCGACGAGGCAGTCAAGCTCGAGCTCGCCAAGCACGAGTCTGCTCTGCGGAAGTCGATCTTGAGCGAGGTCAACGGAGACGAGCCGGTTCCCGAGCGTGAGAATGGCACCCCCTCTCGCGTCCGCGAAGTGACCGACGAACAGATCCGCGATATGTCGCTCGCCGAATATGACGCGCTGTTCGATGACAACGGACGGCCACGACAAGGGGTGCGGCATCGATCGACGAGAGGCATCCCCATTCGTAATCGCTAGGGGGTCCTTCAGTGGCTACAGGCGCACTGGAATTCGTCGATAAGACCATCGCCGATGGTGTGTTCTCGCCCGACATCTGGTCGAAGCAGGTCCTGCGCGCAACCGAATCCAACCTGGTTATCGCCGATTCGGTCAACCGCGGTTTCGAGTCGGATGCCAGTGTTGGCAAGACGGTCAAGGTTGCCTCTATTGGGAATCTCGCCGCGCGTACGAAAACGGAAAACACGGCGATCGTGTACGAGACCGTCGCCGAAACCGCGACCACCATCACCTTGAATATTTGGACGTACGCAGCTTTTGGCATCGAGGACATCGTCAAGGTCCAGGACAACGTTGACGTGCAAGCCGAGTACCAGAAGAAGCTCGGCTACGCGGTCGCGCGCGACATCGACACCAAGTTGTCGGTGGACTTCGCCGGCTTTACCACGACGGTTGGCACCCTCGGCACCGCGCTCTCTGACGCCAACGTGCTCGCAGGTGTCGCCGCGCTGGATAACGCCGACGTGCCCGAAAACGACCGGTTCTTCATCATGTCGCCGGCTGAGAAGGTGGCCAAGCTGGCACTGGATCGCTGGAGCAACGCGCTGTACATCGGCACCGGCAACATGCCCGTCAAGAACGGCATCCTGGGCAATATGTACGGGCTGACGTTGAAGGTCACTACGAACCTGAACAAGCCCGCGGCTGGTCAGGCGAACAACGCCATCTTCCAGCGCGATGCACTGGCGCTGGTCGTGCAGCGCACGCCCAACTCGCACATTTTCTACGACATCGACGTGTTCACCTGGAAGCTCGCCGTCGAGGTCATCTACGGCCACCAGGGGATGCGGCCGACGTTCGGCGTGCTCGCCAATGGAGTCAGCTAATGAGCACCGCGCAGCCATCGAAGACGCCGGGCGTCAGACCCGGCGCGCCAAAGTCGGCGCAGCAGACGCAGACGCAGGCATCTGACTACAAAAATAAGGGCGTCAACCCGAACAAGCCGCGGGGCATGGGCTGCTAGGCGTGACCGACACCGAACAAGCCGAAGGGCTGACCGGCAACGACTTCATCGACAAGCTCCTGGAGCGTGCGCCAGCCACGCCGTTCCAGGCGACGCGTGGCCAGAACTACAACTACCCGCTGCGGACGTACGTGCGGCCTGACGGGCTGGTGGTCAAGCTGCAGGGCGATCCGCAGAACAGGGCCTATTACCAGGATCAGGGCTTCACCATGCTGTCTGACGTGCCTGGGCGCAGCGGGCAGATGTCGGAGGTCGACCAGTACTGGAAACTGGAATACCCCAAGATTCTGAAAGTGCAGCGCGAGAAGGCCGCGCTGATCAACGCCATTCGGCGCGCCAGCGAGCGCTATCGCGACCTGTCGCTCGAGACGACGTTCGACGACTACTCGGTCGAAGAGATCCGCGCGTATTTGAAAGAGATCAAGGAAGAGACCGGCAAGGACATTCGCGTCGTGCTGCCCAAGCGTCAGGTCGATCGCGAAGCGCGTGAAGACGCACGGTTGCTCTCAGGCGTGGAGACCAGCGACAGCGTGAGCATGGAAGAAATGCACGGCAAGCTCGAGGCCGGTCGTGAGCGGACAATCCAGGGTGTTGGGTACGACCCGATCGACCAGGCCCGCAAGCGTGCAACGAGAGGAATGCCCACATGACACTGGAAGAGCTCGCCGCGTGGCGGGAGGCGCACCCCACGCCGGCGTCGGACGACGAGACGCTCGCACTCAAGCCGAACCGCGCCGAGGACGCGACCGACGGGCCGCACCCGCAGATCTCGCAGACGACCTACGTGCGGATGAGTAAACCGGACGGCAGCGAGTTCCTGGCGCCGAAGGCGAACGTCGAGAATTACGAGAAGCAGGGTTTCGTCGCGGGCGCCGACATCGAGATCGAGGACATGGTGGCATACGTCGCGGAGCAGGCCAAAACGACCGCCCCCGAAGCGGAGACCGCGTCAACGACAACGCACTCCACCAGGACGACCAGGTCGAGCTCGGCGTGAACGCAACTGACATCGAGAGCCAGGTCGGTGCCGCGGCCGGGCTGTGGACGCACACGCCAACGGATTGGGCGGGCAACGAAGGCTTCAACAAGCCCGGTACCTGGCCGAACAACGCCAAGGACGGCTACCTGAGCACCGCCAACGGCACGCGACCGGGTGGCGGCAATACGCAGAGCGGTCCTGCTGGCTCGCCGGTCATCCTGGGCGTCACCATCTCGAGTATCACCGCGTCGCAGGCGATCATCAGCTTCAGCATCACGCCGGCGCCGACCAGCTGCCGCGCCAACTACGGCACAACCACGGCGGTCGGCTCGACGCAGGCAGGCACCGCGACGGCGGGCGCACAGAACATCACGTTAGCCGGACTAACGACAGGCACGCTGTACTACGTCAACGTCCAGGCCACCAACGCCAACGGGACGACGGTCACGAACACGCTGAGTTTCAAGACGTTCTGAGGTATCTGCGCATGCGCGAAACTCCTGAGTCAGGTCCGCCGCCACCCGAGCCGGACGACCCTGGCGACGACATCGAAGACGAGACCGCCGGCGAGGCGGGAGACCCGGCTGAGGATGAGCCAGAACCCGAGCCCAAGCCGGCCTGAGCTGCTGGTCACGGTGGCGCACCGTGCCGACTGCACGTTCGGCTCGGGCTTTTATCGCATCGCGCTGAAGGACGGCGGTGTGCGCTACTGCCAGAACCAGGAAGAGGTCGAGTTCGTCAACGCGCTGCTCGCGGGCGACCAGGTCGTGCGCGTCGAACGTGACGGCCACTGTCTGGACGGCGATCGCCAGGGTGACGCCAACACGCCGGACGTAATCGACGCCGAATTCTGGCTGGCGATGCCCAAGGCGTACGCCATGAAAGCGGTCGGTCTGACGGACGAGCGCGACTACGCACGCGTGTACGACCAGGTCTCGGCCGCGGTCTACCGTCGCGACAATCGTGCGTCGCAGGGCGGTGTGCGCGCCTCGATCGTGATCAAGCGCCGCGGAGCGCATGTGACGGATGTGCGGTGATCCAGGGCTTTCTGCACGGTGCGGCGCCGACACCGACAAACGGTCAGGTGCTGGACACGCTGATCGCGGTCTACCCCGCGCAGATTCGCGACATCATCGCGTCGGCGACCGCGGGTGGAACGACGGCGACGCTCGACGTGACCAACAACGGTGTGAGCGTGTGGACGAACGCGGCGAACAGGCCAACGCTCGCCGCCGCGGGAGGCGGTCGCTTCGTCTGTGGGGCGGTCAATCGTCGCGCGGTGCGTATCGGCGACGTGCTGCAACTGCTCGTGCCGACTGCGGGCGGGAAGACCAACCTGCTGGCGAGCGTGGCACTGGAGGACCCGTAGATGGCGAAGAAGAATTTCATCCAGGGCGCGATCAAAAATCCAGGCGCCCTACGGAAAACCTTAGGTGCCAAGCCAGGTAAGCCGATCCCCGCGGCGAAGCTCGCTGCCGCGGCGAAGAAGCCCGGTGTGACCGGTCAGCGAACTCGATTAGCCCAGACGCTCAAGAAGTTGAACAGCTGAGATGATTCCCGCGCCTGCATCACCGCCCGCTCCGCCACTGCTGCCGCCGAGCAGCGTGACCGCGCCGCCGCTCGAGCCGATCATCTGGGTACCGCAGCCGGTGCCGCCGCTCGAGACCGAGGTCCCGCCCGCCTGGGAAGGTCCACCAGGCCCGCCCGGTCCACAAGGCCCGCCCGGTCCGCAGGGACCGGGTGGGACAGGTCCGGCGGGACCAACAGGCCCACCAGGACCGCAGGGCGATCAGGGCGTGCAGGGTCCGCCTGGAGGCGCTCCGGCGTGGCGTGGCGCGTGGGTATCGACGACGGACTACGCCAGCAACGATGCGGTGAGCCTGAACGGCTCAAGCTACTACGCCGCAGGCGACCCGGCGCTCGGCGTTTCACCGCCATCGGCGCCGTGGCAGCAGATCGCGGCGAAGGGCGATACCGGTGCGACAGGCCCGACGGGCGCTACTGGGCCGCAAGGTGCAACCGGAGCAATTGGGCCGCAAGGGCCAACGGGCGCGACCGGCGCAGCGTCGACGGTGCCTGGTCCTGCTGGACCGACCGGTGCGACTGGCGCAACGGGACCACAGGGACCGCAGGGGAACCAGGGTGTGACGGGGCCAACCGGTCCTGCGGGCGCTGACTCGACAGTGCCTGGGCCGCAAGGGCCGACCGGTGCAACCGGTCCGCAAGGGGCGACCGGTGCGACCGGTCCTGGTGTGCCGACGGGCGGTGCGACCGGTCAGATGCTGACCAAGATCGACGCGACGAACTACAACACGCAATGGCAGAAGCCGTTCCTGCCGCCCACGGGGGCGATGACGTACGCCATGCTCGAAGGAACGTACTAGGTGCCGACGCTCGCCGATCTGCGGTCGACGTTCTCGGTCGAGGTTGGGCCGTATGTCGGTCCTGAGTCCTATGTGGTGCGCGCGACAAGCGGCTCGGACACGACCAAACTGGTGTGTTCGCAGTACCCGATCATGTCTGGCATCCCGCAGGTCGACTCGCTCATCGATCGACCTCTGTACCGTCCGACTGCTGTCCAGGAGTTGGACCGCAACCGCTACGTCATGGACTACGATCCGCCGACGGGCACCATCACGCCCGACCTGCCGTGGATCTTTCCACCGTTTTCACTGACCACGGGCAACTCGTACGGATTCCTCGAGGGTTACACGTACGGTGATTGGGAGATGGACCCACCGGGCTACCTGTACCAGGACCTGGAGGGGCTGGGGTCGGATGGCATCGGCGAGCGGTTCGAAATCCTGGGTGCGTTCGATGTACCGACCACGCATCGACTCATCAACGACGGTCTGAAGAACTGTTGGGTCGTGGTCGAGGTGCCGTGTCTGCCGACCGCGGGTGCGACACGCCACGACCTGGGCGTGGTGGCGCCGTGGCTGCAGGATGCCAACAATGTGCTCGAGGTCGGCGTGCTGAGTTCGGGCCAGGACCGCAACGCGGTCGACCCGTTCGACGCGCGCGTGTACGGCGAAGTGGAACACGACGGCGGCACGTTCTATTTGAACACGCAGCACCGCTCGTTCAGCGACGGCGACATCCTGTACCTGCGCTGTCTGAAACGTGCGTTTGACCACTGTCGCGCCGCTGGCGGCGTGTGGGGCGAGCAGAGCGGGCTAAGCCTGGACACCGACGAGGCGCCGTCTGAGCGAGCGTGGAGCGTCGCTTCTGCGCTGGTCATCGCGTGGCGGCGCTTTGGTCATCTGCTCGAGCCTGCGGCGAATCAGCGGCTGATTCGCGACCAGGCGGCGGCCGGTGTCTGGTTCGCCGATCGCTCGAGGGTGCACCTCACCGCCGTTCGCCCCCAGATCCAGTTCACCCGCCGACGTTCGTTCGGGCCAGCCTTCGTCGCATGAGCCTGTACGCTCGCCGCGACCCGTATCCGTACCACATCAAAATCGGCAAGGTCGGGCTGCTGATCGGTTCGCCCAAAGCGGGCCAACCGGCGCTGGTGTCGTCCAAGGCGCAGGACATCTCCGCGGTCAATCCGACCGACTACTCGTACGGTTCGACCGACCCGACCAACGATCGCGAAGAACCGTATGAGTCACTGGTACTGGGCATGGGTCTGGCGCTGCAGGAGAAGTGGCAGGACTACCGCTACAAGAGCGCCCAGGGTGTCGACCTGAGCGTGTGGCCGTGGTGTCTGGGCCCGGAGATCATCATGCTCACGCCAGGCACGGTGGATGCCTCGGCGGGCGTGAGAAAATTCTTCGAGCTCGGCGGCAGTGTCTATTGCGCGCAGGGCCGCTACATCCTGAAGCGCGCTTCAGACGCGTCCTGGACGGTCGCCAAGGACTTCGGTGCCGGCGAGGTGGTGCTGGACACCGTCGTCTTTCAGAGCAACTTCGACGGCGTGCAGCGCGTGTTTGTGGCACTGCAGACCGGGCTGGCGCAGTGGTCGTCGGACGGCGCGACGTGGACCGCGTTCACCACGTTCCACGCGCTGGCGTTCGCGGTCATCGGCCGCGAGTTCTGGTGGGCTGACAACATCAACCGTTTGCGCAAGTGCGACACCAACGCCGACCCGACCAACGAGGCCAACTACACCAGCCTGGTGTTCCGCGTCGGCGACCAGAGCTCGAGCGTGAACGCGCTGATGGTCACCGCGGGCGGCACGCTGATCGTCGCCAAGACGGATGGGCTGTACACGCTGGACGCCGCGGGCGACGATCACCCGCTGTTCCCGTTCATGCACTTCGCGTCGAATGCGCGCAACGGGCGGGTGTGGGGCCAGTTCGAGAACAGCCTGTACAGTGCCTACGGCAACGGTCTGGGGCGGTTGGACACCGACCTGACGTGGACCGCGGTCGGGCCGGACAAGCTGATCAACAACACCTCGCCGGTCAATGGGTGGGTGTCGGCGTTCGCCGGGCTCGAGTCGAAGTTTGCGTGGACGGGCATTTTCAATCCGGACACGAACACGGGCTACCTGTGCAAGTTCGGCGCGTGGGCGCCGCAGCAGTTAGCCGCGGGCACCGCCTTCAGCACGAACCAGCTCGCCGGCGAGGCGCAGCACATCGACGCGTGGCACGGCTCACTGTCGGATCCGTTCCCCAATCTGGCGATCCAGGCGCTGTTCACCAGCGCGATCGGCGCGCCGGCGGGGCACACGCGCACGTACCTGGGCATGTCCGACGGCTCGATCGGCTACCTGGTCAACGCCTGCCAGCCCAACCCGTCGAATTGCACCCAGTACCGCTACGTGACGGGCGACCACTGGATCGACCTGCCCTCGTGGCATGGTGTGTATCACGCCAGCATCAAGGCGCTGCACCACTTCTCGGTGACCGGGCCAGTGGTGAACACGGGCAACAACGTCACGCTCGAGTACCGCGACACGACCGGGCCGACCGCGGGTGCCTTCACCGACTTCGGCTACGTCTTCAACGGGCCCGAGCTCTTCGAGCAGGTCGCGTTTCCGGTCACGGTCAGCGGCACGCTCTTCGACTTCAGGGTGCATCTGCACAACACGTCGGATACGCAAACACCACTCATCTCCGCGGTGGCATTCGGCCACGCGCTGCGCCCGCTGCGACTGATGGAGTTCGAGTGTGACATCTTGTGCGCCGACGGGCTGGTGCGGCGCGACGGCGTGCCGCTGCGCATCGGGCGGCGTCAGATTCGCGCGGTGGTCGAGGCCGCGGTGGACACGCCCGGCGCCGTCCAGGTGACGCTGCCCGACGAAAGCGTGCAGGAGCTGATGTTCCGCGATTATTCGGTCGACCAGGCGTTCGACGAGATCGGGCGGCAATGGCACGGCTCACTCAAAATCAAGGCAGTCCAGTGGTTTCCGTAAGGAGGAGGAACTGATCGTGGCGAGAACGACGGCAACCAACTTTAGCGGGGCGTTGCAGTTTCCGTACGCAACGGCGAGTACCGACCTGTTCAAGAAAGAAGACATTCAGACGCTGGCGCAGGCGGTCGATCAGCATAACCACTCGGTGGGCAAGGGCCTGGCGCTGCCGGCAGGACTCATTACCAGCGGGATGATCGCCGACGGCACGATTGCGACCGTCGATATCGCGGCGGCCGCGATTACCCAGGCGCTGCTGGCGAAACCGTCCGTATCGACGCCCGAGTTGATCGACGCCGGCGTCACCGCGGCAAAGATTGCCGGTCACGCTGTCTCGCGTGTCTTTACACAGTCGTTCGCGGCCGCGATCAGCACCACATCGGCCAGCTTCGTTAGTAGCGGCGACACCATCAACTGGACCCCTGTTTCAGCAGCGTGCGACATTCTCGTGGTCTTTCAGGGCACCTACGCGAACACGGTCGCGGGCGCGATTGGTCAGTTTTATGCTTCATGGGCCGGCGGAAACATCGGCGGTCCGCTGCTCAAGTCAGAGCCTGTCGCAAACGGATTATTTTCCGTCACCATCATCGGATACGCGTCGCCGTCCACGCATGGTGGGGTGCTCGGATCAGTTGGCCTGTACTGGAATACGAATACCGGCACGCTTAGCTCGTCGTGGACGCGCAACCTGTTCGTCCTGGAGTTGAACAAGTGACCATAGTGCAGCATGTCGTGGGCCGCTCAACCGGTGGCAAGCCGATCAACCTGTCCCACTTGCAGGTAGAGCTATCGACCGGTGGAGTGAACACCAGTGCTGGACTGGGGCTCGCCGATGACTACGTATTCACCTATAACGGCGATGGTGCGCCGTCCGATTTCGCGACAACTGAGCAGGCCGCGGTCGACCAGGCCATCGCCGACCACGTCGCCATGCGCGACAAGACCGACGCCGAGTACTCGACCGAGTTCCAGGACCCGAACACGACGGTCGCGCGCAAGCAGGAGATTCGCGACATCACCGCGGGTCTGCTGCCGCGCGAGCAGGTGCCGATGACATGAGCGACTTCAACATTGGGCCAGGCGTGGCGCAGGCGATGGCCGACAATGGCGACGAGCCGCGGTCGGACGAGATGTACATCGTGTTCGACGAGGGCATCAAAGTCAGCAACACCTACGGGCGGGACGCGGTCTACACGTACCTCCAGGAGGACAATGCGGTACGCCGCACGCCCTTTCGATGACGACCTGGCGCCCGATCCGCCCGCGACCTGGTGGGACATCTACAACGAGAACCGCGAACTGTCCATGGCGCCCCAGACCTTCGGCTGGACGTGCAGCATCTGTGCGACCGACTGGCTGCTGAGGGCGACCGGTCTAGACCCGTACTCGAGCCGTGAGAAAGTTGCGCTCGACCTGGGCTGGGACTGCGTCGATCCGTATTCTGGGCTCAAGGACACCCAGTGCCTGGTCAGGCTGCTCGAGCACTTCGGCGTCACAGCGCAGCAGGAGTGGGTCAGTTGGGACCGCGCGCTGGAGCTAGCAGGTTCGACGGCGTACATCCTGAATTCGACGAGTTGGTACCACTTCACGGGCGGCCGCGGCGTGACAGACTGGGGCGGTCTGTGGATCGCCAATTCAGCAAGCGGCTACCGCGGCATCTACGACACCGTCGATGAAAGCCAGTGGAACAGTCTGCCGGGCTGGCAGATGGTCTGGATCGTGCGCTGAGGGGGGGAGAGGATCTGATGCAGGTCACTACCGTCGGGAACAACTACGTCATCACTGTTGGCTGGATCATCGCCATTCTGTGCCTGCTGATCGCGATCCTGGGGCTGGTCGGCTCGGTGCCGTTCACGCCCACGGTGGTCTTCGGCCTGATCGCGGCGCTGGCGGTGGCCAGATTGATCTGAGCCTCGAGCGCGTCCTGCTCGGCGTGCTCGTCCTGGTGCTGCTGGGTGCGTGTGTCTGGATCTGGATCCGAGCTGGCTGACGATCAGGACGGCGCGCGCTCGAGCTTCGAGCTGAGCATTTCACTGTCGGTGGGCTACCAGCGCCGGCGCGCGCGGCTGGCGACGCAGATCGAAAGCAACGTCGTGGCGCTGGGGCTACTGTTCGGCGGCATCGCGCTGGTGCTGCTGTTCGTGTGGGAGCTCGTGCAGCGCGTGTTCTTCGGTCGCTAGATCGGGGTAGCGGACGGCGTCGAGCGCCTTCTGGAGTTCGTAGTTCCACCCGACCGCGCCGACGTGGTTGGCCAACAACAACAGCGCTCGTTCAATGCGCTCGACCCGTTCGATCATCTCGTCGTTGTTTGGCAAATTTAGTTCGCCTTATCGCTACCAAACGTTCTCATTGGGCCACGCCTGGGGCATTTCGATGATGTGGAACACCTGGCGGCGCTTGCCGCGTCGCTGCTGCTCGACTGCACCGTGCAGGAACGCCTCCTCGCGTGGCATCGGCATCATTGCGTCGACCTCCTGACCGAAGAAGGCACGTCCGACGGCGTAGATCAAATCCCAGTCGGGATATCCCCGTGGCAGAGACAAACTCACGTGCAGCAGGGTGCCCCACGGCTCACCGTGTGGGTCCAGGCTGACGAGCACCGTCAGTCCGAACGGACCACGATAGACCTTGGCCTCGTTGACTGAACTGGCGGGCACCCAGTCGCCGTCATGCTTGAGCAACGCGCCTCCAGCTAGCTTGACCACGTCGGGCGGCGGAAACAGGTCGCGGCCATACGCGCGTTTGGCACCGGGTGGCAGCACGAGGTCTGACACATCTAACTCGCTTTATCGCTAGCAAGAGCGTCTGACTCTACGCCTAGCTGACTGACCAGCCGCAGCAGGAAGGCGTAGCACTCAAGGTCGATGTGCCACTCGGTGCGGTCGCCAGGCAGCGGTTCGGCGGTTATCGTCACGAGGTTCGGCAGTTGGACCGGGTTGCGTACTTCGATGTGGCACCAGTCGCAGCGTGCGCTGAAAAACTCGTCTGTTTGACCCATCAAAGAGCACGACCCACGGCGGCGAAATACCCGCAGTTGCATCGGGATTGCCCGACGACCGCGACTTGAGGTTGTTGTCGCAGCCAGCACGAGTCGAGGTGGTCACCGTAGATACCGAGATCCGCTCGCAGTCGCTCGATCTCGGCATCACGCTCATGATGCGGTGCAGAAGCGCGCTGACAATGGCAGCGCTCTGGTTGTTCCATCTTGGTCGACCTAACCCTGCTTATCTTTACCAAGCAGTGTCGCGCGCAGATCCTGCTTGTGCATGTCCACCATCACGGTCTCGAGGTGATCCATGAGTGCCTGCAGTGTCTGGGCGGGATCGCCGTGCGCCTGGACGTAGACGTACACCGCCAGATGCGCCACGCCCAGCTCGCCGTACAGCCGCGCCGTGTCTGGCTGCATCTCTTAGTGATACACCAGCGACACGCGTACGGTACATAGGCGCGACGCTCAGTCCTCGACCCACGTGAGCCACTTCTCGGCAAGGATGAGCACGTGCTCCGAGCGGACGTCCTCGCGCGTTTGCGACATCAAGCCGAGAAAATTGGCCGCGGCCTTGAGCACCGCGAGCCGTGTGATGCGCGCGTCGCGATCACTCACAACTGCGGGAGTTGGCGCAGCCGGGGCTGGTTCCAGGACCTCGAGCATACACAGGAAGCCGCGGTTGTCGACCTCGGCCCGCACGCGCGCACCGACGTCAGGCAGCTCGATCGGCTTGAAACGACTCAGGTTCAACCACTGGCCATCCACCTGCACGCCGCGCTCGTTACGCGTCTGGACGGTACCCTCGACGGTGACATGGCCCTGATGGCCATTCTGAGCACTGCCGTTGGTCATCAGAAGGCGGGCTCAGCCAGGCCGCGGAACTCGTTCTCGACGCGACCGTCCTCCAGCGCGTAGAGCAGTTCTGTCAGTAATGGCACCAGCTGCAGCAAGCGCGAAGAGTCGTTGAGCGCGGCGCGGCCGCCGGCCTTCCACGCTGCGGCCCAGATCGCCGAGGAATCCTCGGCCTCGTGCGGGTGGGTGTGCTTCCAGGCAAAGAAGGCCGCGGACGGATCGATGCTCACCTGAGGTCTTCGGCCAGGCGATCACGCGCCGTGTCAGGATCGGGCTCGCGGATTTCAAGCGCTCGGGTCAGGGCGTTGATTGCGGCGACCAGGTCGCGCAGGCGTGCGTCGGCAGTGCCGCCGGGCAGGATGTCGATCAGCACGACCCAACCCCGTGCGCCTCGTCGACCTCGTCGACGCCGTTGTGGCGGTGACAGCGGCAGTCGTCACACAGGGTGCGCCACGCTTCGGCGAGTTCCTGGTAGCAGTCCTTGCACACGCCGCCGCGAGACGTGAGCGTAGCCACCACCAGGCCGATGTCTTCCTTGACGGCGACGACGCCGGCCTCTTGCTGGAAGTAGAGCAACGTGCCGGTGAGCAGGTGACGGTCAGTCTTCGACTCGTACTGGCGGCGTGGCTGGACGTAGGCAACATGCGCGGGATTGACGAAGACCTCGAGATAACCGATGCCCACGCCATAGTCGAACGAGGTGAAGCGCTTGAGATTCATCTACATCATTATCCACTGATACGTGGTGATACGCAACCTATAATAGGTGGCGATGTTCACGTACGCGCTTCAATCTGCAACAATGGGCGTGATGCCCGACGACGACGACGAGCTGCTGACCGTCGACCAGGTCGCTCGCACCCTGAAATTGCATCCCGAGACGATCCGCCGCTGGATTCGCGAGGGGCGTCTCAAGGCCGTCAAGCTCGGCAGCGACCGCTCCGGCTTCCGCGTGCGCGCCTCCGAGGTCGCGCGCCTGACCGAGACGCCATCGTGACCTGGGCGACTGACCCGGCGGAGACTGCGGCATCCTATGAACGGGTGAGCCGCCAGGTGCAGGCTCTGTATGGCCACGGTCTGAAGCGCCAGGAACGCAACGTCGACGAGATGGCGCGCGAGCTCCGCGTCATCCTGCCCAGCGATCTGCGCTTTCGCGACGGCGTCGACGACAACGCCAGCGGCGCGGCAATGAGCCTGCCCGCGCTCGATCGCGTCGTTGAGCTGGCGCGTGCTGGCCGCTTCAAGACACTGCTGGTCGCTGGCACTGATCGGTGGACACGCGAGTCGGGCAAGGGCATGTGGCTCACCCGTCAGGTGCGCGAGTACGGCGTTCGCGTCGTGTGGGGCGATCTGCCCGACGTACCCGATCCCGGTGACGGCAACCCGTATGCGGCGCACTGGCGTCAGAAAATGGAGTCAGAGGCCTTCCAGAGTGCGGAGTTTGAACGCGCGCTCATTCGCTGGCGAACCATGAACGGACGTCGTGACAAGGCTGCCGCGGGCCAGGTGGTTGGCCAGGGCACCGCGCCGTACGGGTATGTGTACGTGCGCGACGACACGCCGAAGCATCGTGTTTGCGGACTCGAGCCAGACAGCAAACAGGCAGCCATCGTCCGCGACCTGTATCAGCGGGCGCTGCGCATGTCGCTCGATGCTCTGCTGGACTGGCTCAACGCCGCGCGCGTCCCACCACCAGGCGCGCGGCGTACCTATCGCAAGCCGCAGTACAAGGCCAGCGCTGGCCAACTGTGGAGCGGCCACACGCTCTACAACATCCTGACCAGTCGGCTGTATGTCGGCGAGTACACCTACCACACCACCGGCGGCCAGGTGCCGGCCATCGTCTCGGAGTCGACGTTCGAGGAGGTCCAGAGCGCGCTCAGCGGACGACGCGGGCAACGCGGAGCTGGACGCCGCGGCACCCAGGCAGACGAGTTTCTGTTTCGTGGCCGGCTGGTGTGTGCACCGTGCTCCGCCGCGGTCGGCCGCCGGGTCACGCTGCACGCCAAACGCGCCAACAGTGCGGGCGAGCGCTACTACGCGTGTCCGCACCGCTGGCAGCACCACACGCGCTCGGTCAAGCAGATCGGCCTCGTCTGTCCATTGCCGAGCATCCGCGCTGGGCTACTCGAGCAGCAGGTCTGGGACGCCATCATCGCCGCCTGCCTCGAACCCGAGCGCTTGCGGGCCGAGCTCGCCGACGCGCGCGCCCGGCGCCGACAGGACGATCGGGGCCGCGAGGACCGGCTGGCCGCGATCCAGGCCACCATCGCACAGCAGGAGCGCCTGCTCGCGGTGCACGTCAAACGCATCGCCGAGCTCGAAGCCGAGGGCACGCCTGAAGCCGACGTAGAGATGCCGCTCCAGATGACCGAACGCGATCAGGTTCGCTCACGGCTCGTCAGTCTCAAGCGCGATCTGCGCGAGGCCGAGGCGATGCCTGGTCCTGGGCTGAGTGAGGCCGAAAGCGACGCGATCGAGCAGCTAGCCGACGTGGTACGTACGGCCGGTGCTGCGGCGACGCCCGCCGAGCGACGCCAGGCGGTCGAGATCCTGGATCTGCGCGCCACGCTCGGCGAAGGCAGCGAGTCGATCCTCGTGCAACTCAGGCCGAGGCGTGCGATCCCGATGGAGTGGCGCGGTGCGATCAGCGTGCGTGTGGCTCAGCCGCAAAGTAGCGATTGCGACGCGTCGTTCTTGAAATTCACGTTGCAATTACTACTGTCGCGGCTCGACTTCGCGGCTTGATTCTTCGGTCGCCACACGGCGGGCGATCCTGCGGAACAGCTCGTACAGCGGCGCCAGCGTCGGCGCCTCGCGCACGTAGTCTGGCTCTGCCTGAGGTTCCTGCTCGGCTGGCTGGGCCACGCTGACCAGTCTGCGCCCCGCCGACGTGCACCGGCGGTACAAAGTCCGGACAAGTTTGAACTTGTCCGCTAGTACAGATCTTCGGGCTTGATGCGCAGGGCCTGGGCGAGTTTGCGCCGCGTCGATGGCCACGCTCGGCGACCACCCTCGAGCTTGATGATGGTCGTCCGTGACAGTCCCGTGCGGTCGGCCAGCTCTTCCTGCGAGAGTGCGCGTTTCTCGCGCCATTCGCGTAGACGCGGCACCTGCACGTCCGAGGATGATCGTTGAGGCAACTGAGACTGAACAGTAGTGCTCACGTCGTGCTCAGGTTACACCGTAGTAGCGCCCTGTACTACGTCTGTCAAGACGCCGGCATCAAATGTTGCAGTAGCGTTTACGTGCCGCTAACGTGGTGGTTACAGCTTTGGAATAGCTAAGGGACTGGCGCAGGGGCAGTTGCGCTGGCCCGACGAAGACCTGCACCCTCCGCCGAGCAACCGCGAGCCCACAACGATAGAACACGTGTTCTATAGTACTCGTGTGGCGGGAAGGGTCATGGCATGGCGGCTGTATCCCTTGTCCCCTCGCCGGGGACAACTTTCAAATGTATCCGGGTTTGTCGTGCCGGAGCGCATGCCGGTGGATGAGCATGGAGAGATGGGCTCGCGGGATGACCTGGTTGCGCGGCTGCTGGATGTCCTGGAACTGCAGGCGCGCGCACTCAGTCGCGAATCAGTAGAGCGAGAGAACGTCCTCCATCTTCCCAACGGAGTGCTGCGGCGCTTGAACGAGGACCCTGCCGCCCTGCGCGAGTTCTATGACCAGGCGATAGGCACCTACCAGCCGCCCAAACCCAAACGTCCTGGGCACCGGCCCAACGAGAAGGCGATGCGCGAATGGCCCGCCTTTCGCGCGAAGTACCAGAAGCTCGAGCGTGAGATTCGCCGCGATCTGTCTCTTACAGATGAAGTCGAAGTCAGTCGCGAGATGATGTTCGCCAATGGCGGCGAACACCCCAAGGCCATGCTGGATCACATGCTCTGGCACGGACTCACGCGCGACCAGTGGCCGCCCTTGACCTGGCCCGAGGAGTCTCCCAACCCGCTGGCGTAGGACAAAAAAACTTGTCCGGAAAATTGTCCGGAGTTGTTGCGTCAGTGGGGGTACCGGCGCTGCAAGCTAGGCGACATGCGAGTACACGTCGACCTGCCCGACGAGACCATCTCCGGCTTGCGGCGGGTGATGCTTATCGTCGATCCGAACACGTCGGTGCGTGAGCAGGCGGCGCGCATCCTCATTCGCGAAGTTCCCAACGAGTTGGCGCGGCTCGGATTCGCCAATCCGCCCGAGCCCATCGCCGAGGTCGCGTGAGCGACGCCGAGTCGGAGCGCGCCCGCTCGCGGTTCTTCGCCTGGAAGACGACGCACGCGCACCTGGCCGACGACCCTGCCGAGGTGTGGGCCGCGGCGTGGCGCGCCGGCGCGTGGGACGCGCTCAAACAGAACACCACCCTCGGCCTGAACCTGGCGCAGATCACCCAGCGGCTCGAGGACCTGGCGCAGTTGTACAGCGACGTCGGCGAGGAGCGCCGCATCGACCGCGAGCTCGAGGAGGTCAGCGCGTACTACCGGAGCGAGCCATGACCCTGGTCAGCCGGGGCCTGAGCTATCCCGCGATACGCCAGCGCCCGTTCGTGCCGCTGAACAAAGCGCAGCTCGTCCTGCTGGCGGGTGCGGGCGAGGAGGAGTTCACGCGCTGGGTCAAAACCCGCGCCCATTGCTACGGCTGGAATGGCATCCATACGCGCGACAGCGAAGGTGTCATCGAAAGCGTGCACACGCTGCGCATGGACGGCTTCTGCGAGGGCCTCGGCATTCCAGACTGGGAGTTCTGGCACGAGGGCTTCAAGCAGTCCTTCAAGGCCGAGCTGAAAGGCGCGAGCGGCGAGCTCCACAAGTATCAGAAACGCGAGATCGCGTCGATGCGCCTGGGCGGCCAGACGGTGGTCGTGTGGTATCCGCGTGACGCGCCGATTGTCGAGCAGGTATTCCGCTACGGACTGGAGGCACTGCAGCAACGCTGATGGCCAGGACCACGCTGATTCGGGTGAGTTTTTCCCGCCAGGTTTCGGATGGCAACTATGGCAGCGAGACGATCCGTCACGAGGTCGAGGTGACCGCAGACGACGGGCAGGACCTGAGCTCGGAGGAGAGCATCACCGCGCTCGACCTGTGCCGACGCCTGGTGCACGCCGAGCTGGCACGCTCGCCGAACTGGTCGATCCGCCACGCCATCGAAGAGCCGAAGACGCTTTCGACTGCGGAGCTCGCGCCATCGAACTATGACGATGACGAGGACCTCCCGCTGTGACATCGGACTTCGTCTGGCCCGACATCGGCGATGACGAGCTGCCCGATCGCTGCCAACAGTTCGGCTGCACACATGCGGCCGAGACCTGGTGTCCGTTGTGCCGCGCGTACTTCTGCCACGTCCACGACGAGCTGTACCCGGTGCGGCGACATGACTGCCTGCGCGGCAAGGCTGAGGCTGCCTGATGGTGGAGGGGCGTGTGCTGCCGGGCGTGGACATCGACGCGACGGCGCCGGTGACGCAGTGTCGCTCGTGCGGCGCGCTGATCTGGTGGGGTCGGACCGCGGCCGGCAAGCGCTGCTGTTTCGACGTCGTCGACGGCGCCAGGACGGCGATCACCCACTTCTCGACCTGTCCGGACGCCCGCGGCTGGAGCAAGCGCTGATATGGCGCGCCTCCAGCTTATTCCGATCTCGCAGCACGAGGCGTTTGCCTTCATCGATCAGCACCATCGCCACCACCGGGCACCGCGCGGCTGTCTGTTCGCCATCGGGGTGGCATCCGATGACGTGGTGGTTGGTGTGGCGTGTGTGGGACGGCCCGTTGCGCGCGCGCTCGACGATGGCTGGACCGCTGAAGTCACGCGCGTCTGCACCATCGACGCGGCCCCAATGGGCGCGGCCAGCAAGCTGTACAACGCGTGCAAACGCGCGGCGCAGACGCTCGGCTACCGTCGCGTGATCAGCTACATCCTTGCGACCGAGCACGGCGCGAGTTTGCGAGCCGCAGGCTGGCAGCCGCGCTACGTGAGCGCAGGCGGGTCATGGAGTCGTCCGAGCCGGCCGCGTGTCGACGAGCATCCCCTAGGCCAAAAGCAACTCTGGGAGGCTGCCTGATGGCGCGCGTGGTGTTCTTTCACGGACGGCACCCGTGGGAATGGCGCATCGTCTGGCCATATCGCTCACGGTCGGATGGGGAATACCGAGCGGGTTTCTACGCCGGGTCATTTGCGATCGGATTCCACTGGGTGGGGGCCTGATGGCGCGCGCGACGGCGTTCGTCGGCGGTCTGCTGTGTGGTGTGTTGCTGGGCACGGCCGTGCTGGTCAGCCACGCCGACCCCGCAGAGGCGGACGTGAAGGCCGCGGCCGAGCAGGTCGGCGTCCAACCCGCGGACCTGCTGGGCGCGATGCTCAGCACCGGGCAGTCGAACCCGTTCGCTTATTTACGGTCGGTCGGCGAGCTGCCGCCGCTGCAGGTCCTGAGCAAGCCACCGCCGGTGCCGCCGGTAGTGTCGAGTTCGCGCGTGGCGTGCATCATTGGCGTCGAGTCGAAGGGCGACCCAACCGCGCGCAATCGCAGTGGTGCGAGTGGCTTAGGGCAGTTTCTGCCTGGGACGTGGGCCTCGACGCCGCAGGGGCGTGCTGGGCTGTCGGTCTTCAATCCGGCCGCCAACCGCGCAGCGATTCAGTACATGCTCGACGCCGGGCGCGCGCGCGAGTTCGATGCGGTCCGGTTCTACGGATGCTAAGGGAGGATGCATGACTCAATCGGTCGCGATCGAACGCGCGGAGCCCGCTGGCCTCGCGCTGCACGTCTTCGGCGCCGAGCGCGTCGCGGTGCTCAAGGAGCAACTGTCGCGCGGCTGGAAAGAGGCGATGACCGACGCCGAGCTCGAGCACATCGCCCTGGTCTTCCAGCGCACGCGCCTCGACCCGCTCGCCAAACCGCCGCAGATCTACTGGATCAAACGCTACGACTCAAAGCTGCGCAGGGAGGTGATGACCGGTCAGCTGGCCATCGACGGGCTGCGGCTGATCGCCCAGCGCTCGCGCGAGTACGGCGGTCAGCTGGGCCCGTTCTGGACCGCCGACGGCAAGGAATGGGTCGATGTGTGGCTGCGTGACGAGCACCCGGCCGCGGCGAAGGTGGGTGTGCTGCGCAAGGGCTTCCGCGAGCCGGTCTGGTCGGTGGCGACCTGGAAAGAGTGGGCGCAGCACCAGACCGAGTATGACCGCACCGGCAACCCCACCGGCAAGAAGATCCTGTCGCAGTTCTGGGCGTCGATGGGCGCCAACATGCTGGCCAAGACCGCCGAGGCGATGTCGCTCAAACGCGCCTTCCCGCAGGAGACCAACGACCTGGAGCTGGCCGCCGTCGACGCCGAGTGGCGCCAGCAGGAGACCGAGCACGCGCGGCGCTATAGCGAGATTTTCTCCGAGGAGGACGTGGTGGTGTCCGGCGATCGGCTGGTGGACCGCACCACCGGCGAGGTCATCAGGCCGCGGGAGCTCACCGGTCCCGCGGTGTCCGACCAGGGTGGCGCGGTGGACTCCCCAAGGCCATCGTCGCCACCACTGGTGGACAAGTACAAGCGCAACCGCGAGCTCATTGCGCGCGCCCGCGAGTTGGGCGTGTCCGGCTATGACCCGCTCAAACTGGGGCAGACGGAGGACGTCGTCGACGCGGCCAACCTGGACCTTGAGGACCGCATCGCGCGCGCCGAGTGGGAGATCGGGGAGGTGCAGCGGCAGAAGGCGAAGGAAGGACTGCTGTAGATGCCAGCGGAAGCGCGAGCAGCCAACGAGGAGGCGGTTGAGCTACAGCCGTGGGCTCAACGGGCGTTTGAGCGTGCGTATCAACACGCTGCGCGTCGGGGCCGCTGTTCACGCGCTGACTTCTGGGCTGGGTACCGCGCAGCGCTGATCGAATTGCAGGTCTGGTCGCAGTTCCGCATCCGACCGGAGCGCGAATGATCGAACCTACCGGCTTGGTCAGTCCGATGGATGCCGACGAGGCCCGGGCGTGTGTTGCTGCCGTCAATCGACATTTAGATGGTGCGCGGCGTTCGCTGCTCGAGTTGTACGAACGGCAAGGATGGCGCGCGCTCGGCTACGCGTCGTGGCGTGACTGTGTGGTGGCGGAATTCCACCAATCTCAAGCGCATCTCTACCGTCAGCTCACGGCAGCGCGTCTCGAACGTGAGATTTCTCCCGCGGGAGAATTTCCTTCACTATTGGCCGAGCGCCACCTGCGCGAAATCGCCCAATTGCCTGCGCGCGATCGTCGTGAAGTCGCCCTGGCCATCGCCAGCCAGCAGGACCTGAGCATCAAAGATCACCGTCGCATCATCGTCGCGAAGCAGCGCGAGATCGCCTTGCGCGGGCCCGAGCCAGTGCAGATGCGCATTCCGCCGGGCGACCGCATTCCGGCCACCTGCCAAGCCGAGCTCGGTGACGCGCGACATCTCGGCCTGGACGATGGCGCCGCGCAGTTCGTGCTGACGTCGCCGCCCTACAACGCGCGACTGAGCTACGACGGCTACATCGACTGGCTGCCGTGGGAGGACTACTGGCATGGGCTGATCGAGCCGGCGCTGCGCGAGGCCTTCCGCGTGCTCGCCCACGGTGGTCGTCTGGCGCTGAACATGGCCAATGTCGTGCGCCAGGATGTGCCCGTGCCCGGGCACGTCGGCCGGCCGACGCAGTATCAGTCACGCAATCATCCCTGGAAGTGGAAGCCACCGGGTGCGGGTGGCGATTCGTGGGCGCTCATGCTGGCACCGCGTATCTGGTCGTTGCTCGAGGACATTGGCTTTCTGCCGCGCGAGCAGTTGACGTGGGTGAAAGGTCCATCGACCGAAGATGACAACACGGCGTTACCGACGTCTTCGACTGCCTGGGGGACCTGGTGCTCAGCCGAGAATCCTGTTCTACGCGCGGTTGCAGAGCCGGTGTTCATCGCCAGCAAGGGCACGCACAGCCGCGGACCAGGCGCCAGCGACATATCCCCGGACGAATTCAAGCGTTACACCAAAAACGTGTGGTTTGTGTCAGCGCTCAAACCGGATGTCGATCATCCGGCTCCGTTTCCCGAGGAGTTACCGCGGCGGCTAATCAAGCTCTATACCTATCCTGGCGACCTGGTGGTCGATCCCTTTATGGGCAGCGGCACGACGCTGGTCGCCGCGGCGAGGCTCGGCCGTTGGGCCTATGGCTGCGATGTGAGCGAGCGCTACGTCCAACTCGCCCGGGAGCGCCTCGCGGCGGAGATTCGGTGATGGCATTCGATTGGATTGAGTCGCACCGCGGCCTGCGCGACCATCCCAAGACGGTGAACCTGGCCGCGGCGTGGGCGGACCGCAAGCCGTGCGTGTTGGGCCATCTCCACGAATTGTGGTGGTGGACGATGGAGTACGCACCGGAGGGTGTCATCCGTCCGGCGTTCTTCCCCCAGGTGGTGAGCGCCTGTGAATGGCATGGGAAACCGGAGAAATTCTGGAGTGGATTACTGGACTCCGGATTCCTGGATGCACCGGTGGGGATGGACGGCTATGTGGTGCACGACTGGGATGAGTACGCATTGCGGCGGCTCGAGCGTCGCGAAAAGGACGACGCACGCAGGCGCGCCTGGCGCGAGAAATCCGGACGTCCGGCCGGCGCGTCCGGCAAGACA